GTCGAGGATACAGGGTATGTATATACTACACCAGATGACATTCCCTTTGAGAATAAAACAATCGAATCTAAAGACCTTGAACTATCTGCTGATTTTGAATAGATAGTTCGATTGATAGATCAGAGATATCCTAATCATGAGTAAACTTCATAATTTAGTTTCCGATATCTCTAACCTTTTCCTTGATTGTCAACCTCCCACGGAAGCTGATATGCAAAAGTTTCTCAAGGATATCTCTGATTCTATCTATCAATCTTTTGAACCTAGAAAGTCTTCTAAAAACTCTATTAGATTTTCTAATGTAGGTAGACCTGCCAGACAGTTATGGTATGCAAGTAAGATGCCGGAAATGGCAGAGGAACTACACCTTCCTACCAGAATTAAATTCCTTTACGGTCATCTGATTGAGCATCTATTACTACTGTTAATTAAATCAGCAGGGTATAAGGTAACTAACGAACAATCAAAAAAAGAAGTAGATGGTATAGTTGGGCATATGGATGCTAAAATTAATGGAGTAGTAGTCGATATAAAGACAGCTTCACAACATGGGTATGATAAGTTTGTCAAAGGAACAATCTTTGAAGACGATCCTTTTGGATACATAGCACAGATATCAGCATATGCCCAGGCCAATGGGGTTGATCGTGCTGCATTTCTTGCAATCAATAAATCAACAGGAGAGATATGCCTGACTCCTGTACATCAAATGGATATGATCAATGCTAAAAAGAGGGTGGAGTATCTTAAAGGAATGGTCACAGACAGTCGGATACCTGATAGGTGTTATGATGATGTTCC